GTACTACGATAAGTATGGTCCAGGAGCAGTTCAAAAAATTGATTTTGGATATGGTAGAGTAAATCCCAGACTTTGGGGAGTAAAACAACCTGAGAAAAAGAAGAGAAAATGAGTTCTGGATTTGGTGGTCAAGGAAAAGAAAATAGAGTTGGTAAAGATGCCAATATTACTATTGATTTAGACAATATAGATATAGTTCTAAAACAATATAAAAAAATTAAAAAATATCAAAAGTCATCTCTGTTCGCTATCAAAACAATGGACGGCACAGAAGAGATTGTGAGTTCATTGATTAAGGAAGCGGAGGAAAATCCACTGTAAAATGGGGAAGCATTATTTACTTAACTTGTATGGATGCTCGTTTGTCCTTTTGGACGACGAGCGTTGTCTTATAGACCTATTAGAGTGTGCAGCAGAAGCAAGCGGTGCTACTGTGGTTCAAACTATCTCAAAAAAGTTTGAACCACAAGGAGTAACCGTTATTTGTTTGCTTTCTGAAAGTCATATTAGTATTCATACTTGGCCAGAAGAAGGTAAGGCAGCAGTGGATGTATATACCTGTGGAGATTGTAATCCAAAGATCGGGTGTGATATGATTATCCATCAACTCTTTGCTACTAATCATACGTTGAGTTACATAGAACGGTAACAAAAGTTACAAAATAAAAATCTAATATATTATACGTTCATCCCTTTGGGACGGAAGTAAGTTGACGCGGAACGGATCGTTCATTCGCTATTCTCAAATAGCGAACGCAACCGCCGACTGAAGGAACGCTCTTTAACCTCAAAATTAAGGAGAACCCTAATGTCAAAAGTAGTATATCGTGGTGTCGAATATGACACTCAAAAGCGTCTTGAATATCAACAACAGATGATGCAACAACCTCAACAATACAATGAAACCTATCGTGGTGTTAAATTTGTAAAAGAGGGGCATAAGTGAAATGAATACTTACTTTGTTCGTTATCTTAAGAAAAAAGCAAAGAAGGAACAACTCCTTCATAATGCACAACTGAATATGGCAAAGCAACCTCAAGTTGCTTAATATTTCAAAGAGGGTCTTGACTGACCCTCTTTTTTTATGTATAATTACCTTTGTGAGGGTTGATAAAAATGGATAAAGAAAAGCTTAAACTCATCATAAGAAACTTAGAGTCTCTTGTAGACTGTCTTAAATCAGAAGTTTATTCTGATGTAGATTCATATAAACCAGAAACTCAATATGAAGATATTGCTCCTTATATTGACGATTATGATGAGGTCTTCTATGATGAGGAAGATGATGAGATCTATGGACCAGTAAAAGTAAACAAGAAATACAAACTAACCAATGATGATGATGGAGATGGACTGTGAAAGAAATGTTTGATGAATTTGAATTTATGAAACCAGAAGTTAAACTTGTTTCAGTGACGCCAGATGCAGAAAAACATATGGCATATTGTGCAAGGGTTTCAAATCCAAAAAATCAAGACAATGAAAGTTTTGAAGGACTTCTTAAGTATTGTATTAAACATCAACACTGGAGTATTTTTGAGCAAGCAAGTCTAACAGTAGAGATTAATACAACCAGAGGTATTGCTGCTCAGATTTTGCGACATAGGAGTTTTACTTTTCAAGAGTTTTCCCAAAGGTATGCTGACACAAATCTGTTGAATGAAACTATTCCTCTTCCAGAACTTCGTAGACAGGACAATAAGAATCGTCAGAACAGTATTGATGACCTTCCGGAGTATCTGAAACTGACTCTGTTAGAAGATATTAGAATGCATTTTGAGCAGTCTCAGAGGATCTACAACCGCCTTCTGGACAAAGGTGTGGCAAAGGAGTGTGCAAGGTTCGTATTGCCCTTAGCGACGCCTACACGCCTTTATATGACTGGTTCTGTAAGGTCTTGGATACACTATATTGATCTTCGTTCGGCTCATGGAACTCAAAAGGAACATATGGATATTGCTGAGGCAATTCGTTGTATTTTTACTTGTCAATTCCCAGCAGTTTCTACTGCTCTTGGTTGGACTCGTGATAACTGTGATGATTGTGAAAGTATCCAACCATCAGTTCGTATAGACTAAATATTCTCATATAAAATGGAGGCATAAATTTGGCAACGTACCCCGTTATCAATCAACAAACTGGTGAGCAAAAAGAAGTAACGATGTCTGTTACTGAATGGGACCAGTGGAAAGTGGATAATCCAGACTGGACAAGAGATTGGAGTGATCCATCTACTTGTCCTTCGGCAGGAGAGATTGGGGAAGTCTACGATAGACTTAAGAAGTCTCATCCAGGATGGAACGATGTTCTTCGTGCTGCATCAAAAGCACCAGGCTCAAAAGTAAAACCAGTTTAAATTTTTTTTATATGGCAAGAAGAAAAAGAGTAGACGATCAACCAATTGGTGTTGGAATGACTGCTAAACAAATGAAACGCAAGAAACCAATTGGTCTGGATTTGATGAGAGATATTGAACCTCTCACGGATAATCAAAAACTTTTATATCAAGCATACGAAAAAGGACAAAATATTGTTGCTTATGGGTGTGCTGGAACAGGTAAAACGTTTATCACTCTTTATAATGCTCTTCAAGATGTTTTAGATGAAAGAAGTCCTTATGAAAAAATTTATATTGTAAGGTCTCTTGTTGCAACTCGTGAAATTGGTTTTCTTCCTGGAGACCACGAAGATAAATCATCACTTTATCAAATTCCTTATAAGAATATGGTAAAGTATATGTTCTCAATGCCAGATGACGCATCATTCGAAATGCTTTATGGGAACCTCAAACTTCAAGGAACTATTAGTTTTTGGAGTACTTCTTTTATTCGCGGAACTACTCTGGACAATGCTATCATTATCGTAGATGAGTTTCAAAACTTGAACTATCACGAACTTGATAGTATAATTACCCGTGTAGGCGAGAACAGTAAAATTATGTTCTGTGGTGATGCCACTCAAACTGATTTGATTAAAACAAATGAGAGAAATGGTATCATTGATTTTATGAAAGTTCTTCGTATTATGCCTTCAATTGATATTATTGAATTTGGAGTTGATGATATTGTTCGCTCTGGATTAGTGAAAGAATATATCCTTGCGAAAATGGAAGTTGGTGTATGAGTTTTATTCATTGTAATTTTTTAGGTGATCTTGAATTAGAAAAGAAAGAACAAAATGGCATCCGTCTGTACCATCTCCCCGATGGGCAGTGGGTGCCTTCAATTACTTCAGTTACTTCTTTCTACAATCGTCAGATCTTTATTGATTGGAGAAAGCGTGTAGGACTTGAAGAAGCAAATCGTATCACAAAAAGAGCAACAGCAAGAGGAACTGACTTTCACCAAGTCTGTCAGGACTATCTTGAAAATAAAGAACTTGTCTGGGATGATTACCAACTCCTGACAAAACATATGTTTCATCACGCGAAACCTTATCTTGATAAGATAAATAATATTCACGCGATTGAACGAACTCTCTATTCTGAATACCTTGGACTTGCAGGACGAGTTGATTGTATTGCTGAATATGAAGGAGAGTTGGCAGTCATTGACTTCAAAACATCAGATAAAATTAAACCTGAGCAGTGGATTGAAAATTACTTCGTTCAAGAAACATTCTACGCAGCTGCTTACTACGAACTGACAGGAAAAGTTGTTAAAAAACTCATTACGTTAATGGTTACTCCTGGTGGAGAAGTCAAAGTATTTGACAAAAGAAACAAAGGGGATTATATTAAACTACTAGTTCGTTATATTAAAGAATTTGTACATCACAATACTGGGTCAGATGGAGAATGAATTAGAAAAAGCATTAGAAAATAAGTTCTTTTGTCCATCACGTTTCGCACAAGAGATTGAAAATCTTGTGCAAGTCAATGTGGAAATGAATTACATCGATGCTATTATTCATTTCTGCGAAAACAATAATATTGATTTGGAGTCCGTTCCGAAACTGATTTCAAAACCACTGAAGGAAAAGATTAAGTATGAAGCAATGGAACTTAACTTCCTTAAGAAGACTTCCAGAGCAAAATTGGTCTTTTAATCCATTTTTGGGCGAAAAAAATCCCGGCAAAAATTTCCCTATATTACTTTTTTGAATGATGCCTTACGATGCCTATCGAGAATATCTTGCTCTGAAAAATCATTTTACGAAAGATAACTACGATTATTTTAAGTATAATAAAAAAGTAAGAGCAACTGTTCAATCTTTCTATAAACGAAAGGATAGAATGTGGTTTGAAAAAATCTCAAGACAAAAATCAGACAAAGAAGTTGTAGATTTTTTTGTTTCTAATTTTGTGTCTTGTCCAGATCCAGAGACCCTTTGGATTGGTGAAATGATTAAAGAAGGTGAAGGAAGATATCAACAATGGCAGAAGAAAATTCAATCTCTTTCATACTTCTTTAAAGAGGAAAGTCAATCACTATTCGGTGAAAATAAATTTCAAGATGTATTCAAATGTTCAAAAGGACATCCTGTTCTCTTAAAAAAACATTTGAGTGGTCAAGTATCTCTTGAAACGATGGTACTTTTAGACAAAGTATTTGCTTATTCAAAGAATTTTGATAAAAAACTCCAAGATCCAGTGTGGGAAACCGTCAGTCGTAGAGTTAAAAAATATAATCCATTTCTAAATATTGATGTACTTAGTTATCGTAAAATTTTGAAAGAGATCATTCTGGAGGATCAATGAGTTTTTTTAGTTCCGAAGTCGTCCGTGCAGAGATGACTGAAATTGCAGAACTTCAGGAACAAATCTACGGAAATATTTTTAAATTTCCTACGATGAGTAAAGAAGAAAAAATTGAGCACGTTGAAGTTCTTGAACGACTTTTGGATAAACAAAAAGTTCTTTATACAAGAATGAGTTTGTCTGATGATCCCGAAGCAAGAGAAATGAAGGAGCGTATTATGAGCTCTGCAATTATGATGGGTATGCCCCCAAACACTGATATGAATATTATTTTTAACAATATGTCCAGAATGCTGGATGTAATGAAAGAACAGATTGACAAAATGGGTTCAGACCTGTAGAATAACGAAGTACACAAAGGCCAAATCCTACTAATACGAGGTAATCCGAATGTCTTTTGAA